TGCGCCGTGTAGGAGCGGGTCATTTTAAAAAGCCTGTTTCCGCAGGCGGCGCGGCCTCGGGCTGGGCAGGCGAAACCGAAGCCCGGATTGAAACGGATGCCCCGCAATTAGACTTGCTCGAATTTCCGGCCGGCGAGCTTTACGCCATGCCTGCTGCGACGCAGACCTTGCTTGATGACGGCGTTGCTGATGTGGATCAATGGCTGGCCGATGAAGTGCGTGATGTTTTTGCAGCGCAAGAAACCACGGCCTTTACCGCCGGGGACGGGATTAATAAACCGCGCGGCCTGCTTAGTTATACGCAAGTCGCCGAGAACGCTCATAGCTGGGGGAATCTTGGCTATATTGCGACGGGTACGGCAGGCGGCTTTAATGCTGACGCGCCGATTGATGCCATTATGGATCTGATTTACGCGCCGAGGACCCGTTACCGCGCAGGTAGTTCTTTCATCATGAACCGCCGCACGCTCAGCGAGGTGCGTAAGTTTAAAGACGCAGATGGGAATTATATTTGGCAACCCTCTACCGAGGCCGGACAGCCTTCGACTCTGTTGGGTTATAAGCTCAATGAAGTTGAAGACATGCCGGATATAGCCAGCGAAGGCACGGTGATAGCCTTTGGGGATTTTCGCCGCGGCTATCTCATCATTGACCGCCAAGGCGTGCGTGTATTGCGCGATCCTTATTCTGCCAAGCCCTATGTGCTGTTTTACACCACAAAGCGTGTGGGCGGCGGCATTCAAGACTTCAACGCCATTAAACTGCTCAAGACGAGCGCGGATTAAGTCACGTCCACCTCCCCGTAAACGTGGGAGGAAGTTTCATAAAGGTCGCTCCTTGCGTTTTTTCAAAACGCTTGAGCGGCTTTTTTATTGCAGGGAAAGAACCTTAAAATGAGTATTACAGATATTACTGCGCCGCCGACCGAGCCTGTGACGTTGGCAAGTGCGAAGGAGTTTTTACGTATTGACGGAGATCACGAAGATGCGTTGATAACTGATTTAATTAAAGCCGCCCGCGAGCGCGTTGAATTTATGGCGCGTACCTCGCTGATTACGCGCCGTCGCGCCTATAGTTCGGCCAAGACGTGCACGGGGCAGTTTTACATAAATCACAGCCCGGTAAAGTATGTCCATAAACTCTCGATCATAGACGGGGCAGATAATGCCACTGAAATTCCCAAGGGCGAGGTTTATATCAACACCCACGCCAGCCCTGTGTCAATTTCTACGCGTAAGCGGGATTTATTTTCGGATTATACCGCCGACCCCGCCGCGATAATTGCAGAGTTTGATGCAGGATTTGGCAGTTCCTCCGAAGATGTTCCGATGCAGCTTCGTCAGGCAGTTTTGCTCTTGCTCGCACAAAGTTATGAACATCGTGATGAGGCTTTGAAACGCCCTGTTCCAATGCTTGTCGATGCGCTGCTCATGCCTTATCGCGCGGTGCGACTATGATTGGGCAGTTGCGCACGCGGTTAGGGCTTTATGAGCCATCTGAAACAGCGGATGAACATGGCGGCGTAAAAATTACATGGATGTTCAAGCGCCTATTATGGGCGGCTGTTGAACCGCGTAATCTAACAGAGACCCGTGAGAACGGACGTTTGGCCGTCACGCAAAGCTACCGCGTGACTATTCGTTACCGCACCGATTTCCCCGAACGGGCACGCCTGATGTGGGGTGCGCGTTTGCTACGCGTCATTGCGGCCTCTGACCCTGATACGCGCGGTGAGCGCTTGCATTTAATTTGCGAGGAAGAACAGCAATGAGTGATATTCAAGCCATTATTGCCGTGTCTAAGGCTGTTCATGCAAAGCTGCGGGATGATGAAGGCGTTCAAAGCGTCTTAGGACATCCGCCGCGTCTTTATGATAACCCGCCTGAAGACCCTGTTTTTCCCTATCTGACATATGGCCCGATGCGCAGTCAGGACATTAGCGGCGATGGCGCGGTTATAAATAATCATACTATGACCCTGCATATCTGGTCACGCTATGGCGGCCGTGCGCAGGTGATGGAGGCGTTGGAAGTAGTGACGAAGGCATTAGAACGGGGTGTTCTGGATGTTGCAGATATCTCTTTGGTTCGCTCTCAAGTCTCTTACACCGATATTTTTCGTGCGCCTGACGGACTTACCCTACACGGCTTGATCCGCTTTTCGCTCATGACGGACCAAGAACCTACACCAGAACAAGGAGTATCATGATGGCTGCCCAAAGTGGACGAGATATGCTCGTCAAAATTAAAAATCAGACTGATGCTTTTGTGACCTTAGCAGGTCTGCGCAGCAAAAGCTTTCAGCTTAATGCGCAGACAGTTGATATAACCAATACGGATTCAGCACAGGGGTGGAAGGAACTTTTGCCGGGTGCAGGCGTGAAGTCTGCTGAAATTACCGGAGCTGGCGTGTTTCGGGATGTAGAATCGGATGCGTTGGCACGAAGGGCCTTTTTCGAACAATCTGTCGAGATTTATCGGTTTATTATTCCGGATTTTGGAATCATTGAAGGCCCGTTCCTGCTCACCTCGCTATCTTATGTGGGGACATATCAGGGTGAAGCTAGCTATGAGCTCACCCTTTTAAGTGCGGGTGCGCCAAGTTTTAACGCAATCTGATGTATTTTCAGCGCGGCGATAAACGTATCGTCATAAATGATAAACCCTATGGTTTGCGCCTGACTATGGGCGTTTTGGCCGAAATCAATTCACGTCTTTCCGTCAAAGGACCGCAACAGCTTTCTGCGCGTTTGCGGTCTTTAAACGCTGCGGAAGGACGTGTGCTGCTGGCTTGCACTATGCGGCCCTGTCTCCCCCGCGAAGGCTGTATAGCCATGCCGGCAGCAAATTTTTCAGATGTTGAAATTGCAAGAGCCATGCCCGTCATTTGCAAGCTTTTTGAAGAGGCTTTTACCCATGATGGATAAGACGGATTGGCCCTTTGAGGCCTGGCTGAAAATTGCCGTTCTGCAACTCGGTTTATCGCCCGCGCAATTTTGGGAAATGAGCCTGTTAGATTGGTTTGCCCTGATCCAAAACTCCGCGCCAAGCGCTATGGGCAAAAACGATTTAATGAAATTGGAACATGATTATGAACAGTCCTGATGACGCGGCGAGAGCGCTTGAAGACTTTGCTAATGGTTCTGCGATAGACGCGGCAGATGATGTCGCCAAAGCTTTTGAATTTGCTGGAGAGCGCATTTCTGCGGCGCTGGAGCGCGCGGCAAGATCGGGAGAGTTTTCATTTAATTCATTGGCTCAATCCGTCACGCGCGACCTAGCGCGCCTTGCTGTAACGGAACTTTTCACTGCGCCTCTTCAGCAGGCTATTGGCGGTTTGGGAAAGGCGATTACGGGGAGCGGGTCTAAGCCTTCGGTCAATGTCAATATGACGGTATCCGGTGTATCTGACGCGCAGAGTTTCACAAAATCTCAAGGGCAAATTTCAAGTACTTTAGCCCGTGCTGTCGCTGAAGGTCAGCGTTTCATTTAAGGATTTATCTATGACTGGTTTTCACAATGTCAGCTTTCCGTTACCGCTTGCTTTTGGCGCGAGCGGCGGCCCGTCGCGGCGAACAGAAATTACGCAATTAGCGAATGGTGCTGAGCAGAGAAATACGCCTTATTCTCAATCACGGCGGAAATATAATGCCGGCGCAGGTGTAAAGACTATCGACGAACTACATGATTTAATTAAGTTTTTTGAAGCACGTTTTGGGCAATTACACAGTTTTCGTTTTCGCGACCCTTTGGATTTCAAAAGCTGTAAGCCAAGTAAATCAATTACGCCGACAGATCAAATTATTGGGACAGGCGATGGCGAAAGGAAAAATTTTCAACTGATAAAATCCTATGATGATGAGGCAGGACAATATGAAAGACGCATTACAAAACCTATTTCTGAAACCGCTAACATCGCGATTGATGGCAGTGAAATAACCGGCTCTGATGTCACTATAAATGCGCTTACAGGTGAGGTGATATTTAATGCTGCGCCGCCACCTCAAAGCGTCATCATGGCCGGGTATGAATTTGATGTACCTGTCCGGTTTGATACGGATTATCTTGACCTCGCACTCGAAGCTTTTGGCGCGGGACAGGCCATAAACATCCCTTTGATTGAAGTGTTGGATTATGCGTAATTTATCGGCAGCTTTACAAAATCATTTAAGACAATCTGCAACGACTCTATGTTGGGCGTGGCGGATTGCACGCAAAGACGGCATTGTTTTGGGTTTCACAAATCACGACCGAGATTTAGACATAGACGGCATTCACTACGAAGCATCATCGGGGATGACGCCATGGGATATTGATAAACGCCTGGGCTTCTCCATTGATAATGGCGCGGTGCAAGGCGCGCTACGAAGTGGTTCGATTTCCTCTACTGATATTCGAAATGGTCTTTATGAAAATGCCGTGATTGATTGCCTTCGCGTGAATTGGCGCGAGCCACACCAGAGCGTTCATATGAGCACCGGACGCCTTGGGTCTATTCGTCAAAAGGGTAAGGCTTTTGAAGCGGAATGGACGGGCGAATCTGTAGCGCTCGGGCGGTCTGTTGGCCGTGTGTTTTCAAAAGGCTGTGACGCCGAATTTGGCGATGTGCGCTGCGGATTAAATGCGCATGATTTTCCGCAAGGAACATCATGTCCGCGAACACTCACGGCTTGCCGCGATCAATTTGATAATGTTTTAAATTATCGCGGATTTCCTTATT